GTTGAGACAATAGAAAATGGCGCTCGCAACCCATTTCCCATCGGTGTAAAAGGCGCTGCCAATCGTCCAATCGTCGGGCGACCACGCTACATGGACAACGCTGCCATCCTTCGGCGCCGTCGCAAGGTCGCGCCATCCGGTGGGATGGGGGTGGGCGAGAGCGAAAGCGGCCTCCAGCCGGTTCAGGATTTGGGCAAGCGTGTTCCCGCCTTGTTGGCCGGTCGCAGAGCGCAGCTCTACGCGGTCATGCTCTAAGGTATGCGGGCAGTCTGTAAGCGCCGCTGCGAGTTTGGAGCGCAGGGATACCGGAGTGGATTGGGGATGGGTCATGCTGCAATCCTTTGCTGTTTCGCCTCCTGGGGCGTCCAGGCGGCCAGATCGGGGACGTTTCCGCGCACCAGCGCTGCGGCCAGCGGTGGGCATACGCTGTTGCCGCACATGCGTACCTGGGCATGCTTCGGCAGGCGCCGGCCGTTGATGGTCGGAGCGATCACATAGGTGGATGGGAAGCCCTGGGCGGCGTACAGCTCATGCGGCTCCAGCATGCGCATGCCGATGTCGGCGATGACGTAGTCCTGGCCGGCCACCGTCACAAGGCCCATGCGGTCCTTCGTCGGGATGGTGTGCATCGGATCCCTGACGTCCTGGTCCTGACCACCCTCGCCGTAATACTTCACCAGGAAGGCGCGCACGTCGGCGACGTGGCCGCCGCCGGCGGTAAGCGTCGGCATGGGCTCTTCGGTCGCCTGCCCGAATTGGTTGTTGCGCAACTTTGCCAGGTGCGAGGTAACGATGCAGGTATCCGCCTTCGCGGTCAGGGTCTGGGATGGCTCGCCCGCGTCGCGCGGGCGGCTCTGTCCCGCTCGGCCGCCGCATCCAACAAGCTGCGCGGCCACCAGGGCATGATGGTCGACTGTGGTCACGGTGCTGGTGGGGCCGTCGAGCGATACGCCCGCGCCGTCATAGTGTCCGCCGTAGTGCTTTGCCAGGAAGCCAGACACCAGTGCATGCTTGGCGCCGCCGGCCACCACCGTGCCCAGAGGCTTATCCAGGCCGGGGGCGCGGGGAGCTTGGCCGGCGCGCTCTCCGTAGCCGGTCTGGATCAGGGTCGGTGCCACCATAGCGAAGTGGCCGCCCTTAACTTCCGCGCACTGCGTGCGAAGCGGCGCGCCGGCGTCGAAATTGCGTTGGGTAGACCCGTTGGCGTGCTCGGTCAGATACGGCGTGACGACGGCATACGTGCTATTGGCAGTTACGGTCTGGAATGGCGCGTCGATGTCGCGCGTGCCAGACCCCCAGCGCTGCGCCTTCCCGGGCTGGCCTTCGCCATGTGACAGGGTGACGATGTAAGGCTTGGCGGCCTCGATCACGTAACGGCGGATGCCGCGCGCTATGCGCTTCATGGTCGCCTCGGCTAGCGGCCGGGAGCGCTCGAAGATAGAGGGGCACGCAATCGACCAGTCGATGCAGTCGGCAGCCGTGCGCCAGGGAAGGAGATCACCGGCGCGCACCGCGGCAGAGTCCGGCGCGCCGTGGGTGGGGGCCGGCCAAACGATTGGCTGACCATCACAGCGGGCGATCAGGAACAGCCGCTTGCGGATCGTCGGCGCGCCGTAGTCGCACGCGCGCAGCTCACGCGTTTCGACGGCGTACCCCTTCTCTTGCAACTGGTGGACAAACGACCGGAAGGTCTTGCCGCGCCGCCGCGGGCACGGCGTGCCGTCGTCCAGCAGCGGCCCCCAGGTTTTGAACTCCTCGACGTTCTCCAGCATGATGACGCGCGGGCGGACCAATGCTGCCCACCGCAGAACGATCCACGCCAGGCCACGAATGCGCTTGTCGCGCGGCTTGCCGCCCTTGGCCTTGCTGAAATGCTTGCAGTCGGGGGAGAACCAGGCCAGGCCGACCGGCCGGCCCTGCGTGGCTTCCAGAGGGTCCACGTCCCACACCGATTCGCAGTAATGCCGGGTCTGCGGATGGTTGATTTCGTGCATCAGCACGGCCTCGGGATCGTGGTTTATCGCCACGTCCACGCAGCGGCCCAGGGCCAGCTCGATGCCGGTCGAAGCGCCACCGCCGCCGGCGAAGTTGTCCACGATGATCTCGGGGTGTACATCCAGGGTCATTTGATCGCGGATCATTCTGCAGAGTCCTCTTGCCCGGGGAAGGGAAAATCGCGTCCCGGCTTCTGGTGCTTGCGGCGGCTATCGCGGCTCATGTGGGGGTCCTATGCGGTGACAGGCGCGCGGCCGCGCAGTACCATCGTCCGGTCCAAATGGGGGGAACAATGGATCTGTGCAGCGGCTGCGACGCGATGGCTGAAAAGAAGGTGGCGATGCACCAGGATCTGGCGCTGATCGCCGAACTGGTCGACGAGAAAGGGCCGTACAGGCTCTACTGCTGCCAGGCCTGCGGGATCAACTGGCGGTTGCGAGGTAAGGATTGGGGCAAACCCAGGTGACGGGCAGGCGCGTGCGCAGTACGATCGGCGCTCCAGCGAAAGGAGACTTGAATGGCGATCTACCTGATTACCGCAATCCGTCGTGACGATCGCGATGAAATATCGCACGTGATGTGGGGGAAAGTGAACCCGACGAATCCCGCTGGCTGGGAACTTCAGCCAGCCCTAGCGCCTGTGGATGACGTGATAGCCGCGCTGGATGGCGGAGACCACGTTCAAGTCAGAAATCCATCCGGCACCCTAGGCAGAGTAGTTAAGACCAGGGTAGATGCGCGTGGCAATGAGGGGATCGAATCTGGCCCACCCGAAGCGGAACATCAACTCCCTCTGGAAGGCCTTCCGCTGTTTTGATGGCGCTTGGCTACAGGTAGTGTGCCTTCCGGCCACCCATCGGGGCGAATGGAATATCGTCCTCGATATCCGCCAGGCCGCCACTGCTCGCCGGCTGCGGGTCGGGATTGCTGCGCCGGCTGGCGTACCCTCCCCCAGCTGCCGGACGCTGCTGGGCCGGGCGCTGCGGACGCGACGCGGGCGCATCGTGGCTACTGCCGCCTGAATCGCCGCCGTCTCGGCCGCCCAGCATCTGCATTTGGTCGGCCACAATCTCCGTGCTGTAGCGGTCCTGGTTGGTGTCCTTGTCCTGCCACTTGCGAGTCTTCAAGCGGCCCTCGACGTAGACGGAGCGTCCCTTCTTTAGGTATTCACCTGCGATTTCTGCCAGGCGGTTATAGAAGACCACCCGGTGCCACTCCGTCTCCTCCCGCTTTTCGCCGCTGCCCTTGTCCTTCCACTGCGATGTGGTTGCGATCGACACATTGCAGATGGCGCCTCCGTCCGGGTTGTACCGAACCTCCGGATCGCGCCCCAGGTTGCCGACGATGATTACCTTGTTGACGCTGGCCATTACGCGGCCTCCTTGCGCAGCAGGTTTTCGTACTTGGATACCAGGCGCTCAAAGGCCATCAGATCGGCTACCAGCTCGTCGATCTCGTCGTCGTCACGCTCGATACGCACGATTGTCAGTTCGCGGCCGATGGCGGCCAGATCCGGCGCCCACAGCACCAGGTCTACCCACTTGCGCCCCAGCAGCCACATGGCGCCATTGCACTGGTCGCGGTAGTCGCTGATGTCGCCATCTACCACCGCGGTGAACAGCGTGTCCGAGGACACCATCGTCTTGATTTCGATGATGCCGTCGTCGCCGACCAGGCCGTCGACGCTGACACCGAACAGCCGGTCAGCGGTCGTGATGAATCCAGCCTCCTCGACGAAGTTCTTGGTTCGGGCCTCGTAGGCAGCGCGCGCGAACGGCTCCTGCTCGGTGCCAGTCCGCATGGCGGCGTTCACGAAGGCCTCGGGCGAGCGGCCGCCGGTGCGGTCCCGGGCTACATCCATCGCGTAGCCGGTGCATTTCTTCGAAGGGCCGCCGCCCTTCAACTTATCGCGGCAATCGCGGAACCGGCTGCCGGTGGTCACGCCCCGGCGCGCGTCTAGCCATTCCTGGGAGCCTTGCGGGGCAGTGTGTACGATCAGTTCCATCATGCGGCTCCTTTGAGCATGTTGCGTTTGTCGGTGTAAGCCTTCTTGAATGCGGCGAAGGCGGCAAGGTCGTTGGTCTTCTGGATCTCGACGCAACCCTTTTCCCATACGTCGATGGCATGCTCAGAGGTGTCGGCCATCGCCATCTCGCTGATCCAGTAGTCCCGAAGTTCGGCAACCTGGCCGGCCTTGTCGTCGCCGCGGCCGTCGTTATCCTCGCCCTTCTCGGATACGCCGGTGATCGCCTTGAGCGTGTGCCGCTGGAGGTACGTGACGGTCGAGGCGATCGCCTGGATGCTGTTCTTGTTGCCGCTGGTGTCGGCGGTAGCAGACAGCGTCACCGAGTCGCTATGGCCCAGGCGGTGCTTCAGGATGCAGGTGACGCGAATGGTGTCCTTTTCCTGGTCAATCTTCCAGCTCCAGGCAAAGCCATGCTTCGACAGCGCGGGGCCGACGGCCTCAACCACGTCGGACAGCTCGGCGTGCTTGTAGTTGGTGCGGCCCTTCTGGCTGGTGAAGTCCACCTCACGGCGTTTGAGGACCTCCACCGCCTCTGCCTTGAAAGCAGCCAGCGAGTCGTTGAACGCCTTGCGGGCCTCGTCGGCTTCCCAATCGCGCTGGATCGCCATCATTTCCTTGATCTGGTCCAGGGGTATGCCCTGCTTCACTGCGGCCATCATCATCCCCATGGGGGAGTTGGCAGCCGGGCCGGCGGCGATAGCGGTCACTTCGCGCTCCGGCGCTTCGATAATTGCGGTCATAACTTCCTCAATACGTGATGACAACCGCGGGAATCTTTCCCTTGGCGATCAGTTCGATGGCTTTCTTCGCGCAGTCCTCGGGCAGGCCGCCCTTGACCAGCGCTTCCATGGCGGCGCGGTTGATCTTCCCGCAGTGCGCACGGTTGGCTTCGCGGCGTTTCGTCTCAGCGTCCGCCGCCGCTTGCTCGTCGGCGATGCGCTTGCGCTCCGCTTCGGCCGCCTGACGCGCTTTCTCGGTGGCTTCGTTCTTCGCCCGCTCCGCTGCGGCGATAGCATCGGCCTTCTCGCGTTCAGCACGCTCTACGGCGAGTTGCGCTTCCAACTCCTTGCGCTGCGTCTCTGCTTTGGCTTCTGCCTCCCGCTTGATAGCAGCGTCGCGTTCTTCCTGTGCTTTCGCTTCGGCAGCACGCTTTGCCTTGTCGGCCGCCTCCTTGGCAATCTTCGCTTCGCGGTCCTTTTGCTCGCGCTCGGCGGCTGCCTTTCGAAGTTGGGCCAGTTCTTCCTGCTCGGCTTCGTACTTCACCCGCGCGGCCAGCTTCTCCTGCAGCTTGCCGACCGCCTTGGCCTTCACATGCTCGGCCTCGGTCTGGAACTCCTCCCAGGACTCGTCCACCAGGATCGCATCCAGCGCGGCGATCTGCGCCTGGATGGCGGCCGACGCTTCGCCGCCCATAGCAACGATCGCGTCGATGCCGGCCAGCGCGTCCTTGTGGCGCTGGATGCGCGCCTCTTCGGCGTTCTCCCAGGCGGTCAGCGGCGCCCTCACCTCTTCCTGCAACGCCTCCAGGCTGTCGCGCATCCGCTTGCGCTCTGCGTCGATCTTCTTCGGCAGCTCCTTCAGGTCGGCCACCAGCTCCTTGCCGAGGTTGTCCAGGGCGACCTTCACCTTGGACACCTTGTGGGCCATGCTGGCGATTTCCTTGCGGCCCTTCACCGTCTGGACGGTGGGTTCAAATTCCTGGCAGCGCGCGATGATCTTCTGCAGGTACGGATCCAGGCCCTTCGGCGTGGTGTAGACGTCCATCGCCGTTTCTTTCGGCGGGAGCACAATCAGGTCGTTGGTTTCGGACATGGCTATCGGGATGCGTGGATTTCGGAATGGGCGTCCAGGCTTGGGCCGACGACGCCGGTCAGGAGGCAGGCTGCAGCAGCCACAAGGACGGCGGTGAGCGGCGCCAGGACGTGCTTCCAGCGCTCCCAGCGCCGGTACGGGCGGAACATATTCATGCGGCTCTCCGGTATTGCTCGATTCGCTCGTCGTCGCGCGCCGTGCGCTGGCCCTGCAGGTGCGCAGCCAGGATGGCGTCCAGCTCGGCCTGGGTGAAGACCTTAGGCACCACCACGCCCTCAACGGTCAGGACGGCGCGTTCGGGGAACAGCTTCACCTTCGAATGCGGGTTGCGGTCGATGTGGTCGACGTAGCAGTACAGGTCAACCTGGGCGCCGAGGGCGAAGGGGTTCGCGCCGTCCTCGAAGAGGAAGTGAATGGTGATCGGCTTCATTCCCGATGCTCCGGCAAGACATCTTCGCCCGTGCGCTCCGCCGCCTCGCGCGCCAGCGCCGTGTAGTGCTTGTGCGCCTTCTCCATGTCGGGCACGGCGCCGGCCTGCGCCACCTGGACGTCCATCGCTGCACGCGCACGGTACCGGTCAAACTCCGGCCGGAACGCTTCCTTCAGCCGCGCCCGGTTCATCGGGTCACCAGCCATCCAGCATTCGGCCAGGCGCTTCATAAACTCGCCGCCGTGGCTGTGCATCGCCAGCGCGGCTTGGGTATCCGTGATGTAGATCTCGGGCATGTTTTTTCCTTGGGAATTACCAGCCGATCGCCACCAGCCCGACAAGGAAAGCCAGGGCCAGCGGGATAAGCCAGAAGCGGAGGTTGGTGTGGAGGGCGGGGAGCATCGGCTCTCCTGTTATTGGATAAATCAGGGCGCGCGGTAGGTCTTGCCCTGGAGCAGCAGCCACATGGAACGAGGCGCCAGTCCATACCGCCGCGCCAGCGCGTTCATCCCCTGCGTTGGCGAACCCTTCACGTAAAGGGCTCGGATCTCTTCAGCTACCGCATGCGTGAGCTTCCTGGGAACGCCGGGCGTGCCACGGCCCTTCATGGCTTTGTCGCGGTTGTTGTCAGCGAACGTGCCGATGGCAAGATGCAAAGGGTTTACGCATGACGGCGTGTCACAGGTGTGCATAACCACCAGCCCCACGATGTCGTCCGGCGTGATGCCGTTGCTCTTGCAATAGGCGAGCCGATGGGCACCGCACGTACGGCCCTTCCACTTGGTCAGGCCGTAACCCTTCGGGTTGCGGCGCCCCGCCCACAGAATGCAGTCGCTCATAAAAGTCTCCTGAGTGCATTTGCGAAGCCTCTCAATGAAAGACGTCGCAGATGAACTCTGGGACGCCCTCCCCGCTGCTACTCCCCGCGGCGCGGGCTCAGGGTGGCGGGCATCCATCAACCAGGCCGCGCCCGACAGCTCCACTCCCGGAGCCAGGCACGACCTGATCGCCGTCGGTCTTTTTCTCAGGGGTGACGGGTTGCGCCCTGGGCCTAGCCGCCCCTTCCGGGGCCATTGGCCTATTCATCGCTTGGCGGGTTGTTAAAGAGCGGGGCGTCTTGCTGCTTGGTGACGCGATGAACGAATCTTAGGCGACTAAGATTCAAGGCGTCAAGAATATTTTTAGCTATCTAAGATTTAAAGGCGGATCTTCGGGAGGCACCCAGGGGCTGTGTGCGGCTCCACGGGCGTGGAGCTATGATCCCAATGCGACAAATACGGGTTGGAAACCCTGGGGAGAGTGGGATGCGACAGTTCGTAGCAACCGCCTTGGCTGGGGCCCTGTATGCCTCAGGGGCATCGGCCTATCAGCCGACGCCGAACATTCGAGTGATCGTTGAACAACTCATAGAGCAAGACTTGCAGACCAGCATCAGCGGAGGCAAGGCGTTGCTATCCGCGACAACTGACCTGGCAATTGTTGATCCCCGCACCGTTGCCATCGCGTACATGCGGAACGAAGTCGCAGCAAATCAGGCATATGAGGGGCATGTGACGATGCTCCGGGGACAGGCAATGTCGATTCAGGATGGGATGGGGAAGCCGTTCGTCGAGTTTGCCTATAGCGGAGAATGGGGCGTCAGAGCCTACTTCATCCCGAGCGAGCAAGGGGAACTGGCCAAGCTGCGCCGCCTTGACCATGTCGATGCAATCTGCAAAGGCGACGGCGTAATCATGGGCGTGCCGATCTTCAAGGGATGTGTGATGGCTTCCACCTGGAAGCGAATCGTCGCCTCGGAAGTCAATCGGAATGTTTCGGACTTCTACGCGGGCAGAGGAGCCACTCAAGAGACGAAGATCATAGGCGTCCTGGCTGTGGCCATTGGGGGGCTGGTGCCCAAAGCGGATGATTGTTCGCATGACAAAGATTCATGCTTGTCCGCCATGCAGAAATTCCACAGCCTCACCACCCAGGAACAATCCGACCTCGCAGCCACCGCTGCCGAAAACATGAAAAAGGCGGGGTTGATGGCGGGCGCCAGGAGGGAGTGATTTCCCCGGCCCGCTTGAGCGCTCACAACAACCTCGGATCCACACCATTGCGCAGGTCATAGGGCGACCAGAGGATCTGGCCGACGATGCGCACGTCCCGCCCGTCTTCAAGCGCGATGGGAAAAGGCTTGTGTTCTCGATTCGTGGACTTGGCCAGCCATTGCCCTCCACGCTCTCGCGAGAGGCACTTCACCAGCATCTCGCCGCCGCGGTTGATCGCGTAGACGATGTACGGGCGAATCTGCCGCAGGTCGGTGATGATGTCCTCGAAAAACAACATAGGGCTGCCATCGCCTATAACCGGCTTCATGCTGGGCCCGTCGCCATAGAGAACGGACATACGGGGAATAGGCAGTCCGAAGGATTCCAGGAACGAGCGGCGGAACATGATCTCGCCCTTCTGTGTCTCGTGGTAGTTCTCGAAGCCAAGCTTTCCGGCGGCCAGTCGCACGTCCATCTCGGGAATGCGGACAAAATCGTGGTCGTTCGCAGAATAGGCGCTGTCCTCGTCCAACGTCACGTTGGCATCCTGCCTTATCTTCAGCTGGGACAACTCGCGTTCCATCTGCAGCGTGGTCTTGCCTCCGTTCCATGGCGCAGGCATGCCGGGGATGCGCATGGGGAACGGATCGTCCGTCGCGTCCATGTCCACTACCGAACCTCGGCGCGCGGTTGGCGCTGCGGGTGTGCTTGGCTTCAGCTCTATCCCAAGTCCCATCATCCGCATGGCAGCCTTGATCGTCTCCTGCAGGTCTGCAAGTTTCGCCTTCGGCAGCGCGCGGATGTCCTTCTCGGGGATGTCCGGGAATGGCCATTCCGCAGCAGGCGTCGCCAGTATGGGATTGGCCACACTTAGCGCGCTCTGCTTCGGCGCCGACTCGTCGTACAGCCAATGAGGGTCGACGCGCAAGGTCGCGGCGACCTTCATGCAGGTCGCGAGATCCGCGCCGTTCGAGCCATTGAACCAGTGGCTGGCCGCACCTGAAGATGCCCCTGCAGCCTTCCAAAGCTCGGTTTTCGTAAGGCGAGGCTCGCCGGCCGCTACACGTCGAGCGGACTCCTCAGCGAAGGCGAGCTGAATTCTTTCTTGGAAGGTCATCTTAGGATGCTAAACAAAAATCATCTTAGATGGCTTGCAACTAAATTCTTAGTCATCTAAGATGCGAGCCATGAGCCATGAAACCGACGATTCCAAACTGATCGACGCCCTGGGCGGCACCGTTAAGGTCGCACAGCTTTGCAACCTGACGACGGGAGCCATTTCCCAATGGCGGACCAACGGCATCCCCAAGGGATGGCGGAGCTTTCTTCGCCTTGCAAAGCCGAAGGTTTTCAAGGCGTGGGAAATCTCCAAGCGCCCAACTTCGGCGGAGGCCAGCCATGCGTGACCTGTTCGCCAACTGGCTTTGCTCCAGGAAGTGGGCTTGGCGCTGGGCCCAATCGCATGGGAGCCGCTTTGCGGTTCGGCTGGGCCGACTCTGTATGGCACGCGTGGCCTGCGGCATCTCCATCCGCTGGGCCCACTTGGTAAGCGAGCACGGCCTCGATGACGCCCTGGCGGCGCACGCACGGCGCGGAGAGTGAGGCATCAATGCAACGTCTCTCCATCCCCAGCCGGCGCCGCGTACTTCCGCATATCCGCCTCATCGCACAGGCGGGTGAACAGTCGCATCACCGTTTCTTCTCCCGGTTCCTCGAAGGCGCGTCGCGCCATGTCCTGGGCCTGTTCCAGCAGCTTTTCCGTATCGCTCATCTTGACCTCCGTGTTTTCGATGCCGCCAGTGTGGCCGGCCCCGCGTGCATGTGCATGCACATCTTTTTGAACAAGGTTGAACGCAAATGAACGCGCCTGCACCGGTGCAATTTCACGTTCAGAAGCCCTCGATGGAACAGGCGCTTCGGAATGCCCTGACCAACCCCAAGACATGCGGCATCGTCCGCGATCGCCTGGGTTGGGACGCCAGCCAGGTCAGCAAATTCCTGTCCGGCGGTATGGGCGTGACGATCGACAAGGTCGACGCCGCCATTGAAGCGCTGGGCATGGTCGTCACGACGCCTGCCTACATGGACTTCCTGGCCTACGGCGCGAAGATCGGCGCCAACTGTTATTGCGCGCGCGCTGGCGCGGGCGATTGCGGATCGAGGTAGGGATGGCAGATATCACCCTCGTCCGTCAGCAGCAAGCTGAGATCGCGGAGGCGGACCGCGAGGCCGCGCGCCGCGCCATCTTCGGGGTGGTCGACGGCCTGGGCGATCAGGGGCGCAAGCAATGGCGGCGCCTGTGGAACTCTATCTTCCGGCTTGAGCCCGGCGAGATGCTGGAGATCCGCACGCACAAGGAGCGCCTGGGCTGGTACCACCGCAAGCACATGGCGCTGGAGTCGAAGGTGTTCGAGGCGCAGGAGCGGTTCAAGGACTTCGACGCCTTCCGCGACTGGCTGAAGGTTGGCGCCGGCCACGTGAACTGGTACCCGGGCCCGAAGGGCGGCGTCATCCCGGTACCGAAGCCCATCAGCTACGCGCGCCTGGAGCAGACCGACATGGAGGAGTTCCACGCCAAGGCGGTCGAATTCCTGCGACAGCCCTATGCAATCAAGACGCTGTGGCCGGCGGCGCCCGCGCACCTGGCCGCGGCGATGATCGAAGATGTGTTGGGGAAATTCGGTGAGTAAGTTCCAAGATCCGACGCTCGACGCGTCCCAGGTGGAGTCTGTCCTCGATTACGACGCCATCACGGGTGAATTCCGCTGGAAGGTGGCGTCACGGAACGGCGCTATCCGGCCGGGTTGTAGAGCTGGTTACGTTAAGGGCGGCTACCAGGTGATCAGCATTCGCGGGCGCCATATCTATGCCCACAGGCTTGCGTGGTTGCTCGTCACCAGAGCATGGCCGAGCCTGTTTGTGGATCACCTCAATGGTGACAAATTGGACAACCGATTCGCAAACTTGCGAGAAGCCACGCTGCAAGTCAACAACCAGAATCTGCATGGCGCGAACGCCAGAAATAAAACGTCCGGCCTGTTGGGGGTGACGTGGAATCGTGGGAAGTGGACCGCACAGATAACAATCCCCGGAAAAGGCCGTACCTACCTTGGTCGCTTCACTGACCCTGCTATGGCCCACCAGGCATATCTGGAGGCCAAGCGCAAATATCACGAAGGGTGCACCATATGAAAGGCAGCAATCCCACCGCAGAACAGAAGCGATTCTGGGACATGCTGGTCAGCAACATCGGCTGCGTTGCATCCAGGATGGATGGCTTCGAGGATACACGCTGCTCCATCCACCATATCGACGGACGCACGAAGCCCGACGCGCACTGGCTGGTGCTGCCGCTGTCCGCCGGCAACCATCAGGACGGTACCGGCACGCCCGGCCGCATCGCGGTTCACCCATGGAAGGCTCGCTTCGAGTCGCGCTACGGCAAGCAGGTCGACCTGCTGATCTGGTGCATTGAGCGCCTGCAGGATCAGGGCCTGATAGTGCCGGACGGCGCTCTGCGCGCGGTCGGCATGCTGGAGGCCGCATGAATTATTACCCTCACCACATTGGCGACTTCAACAGCGCCACGCGCCACCTGACGCGCCTGGAGCGGTCGGTGTATCGGGACATGCTGGACCTGTACTACGACACCGAAGGGCCACTCACCCCCGAGCTGGATTCGCTGTGCCGGCTCCTGCTCGCCCGTTCCAACGAAGAACGAACAGCCGTTGAACAGGTGTTGAACGAGTTTTTCACAGAATCCGACGAAGGATGGTGCCATGCGCGCTGCGACGCCGAGATTGAGAAGTATCACGTCCAGCGAGAGGCTAAATCGGCCGCCGGCAAGGCCAGTGCAGCGAAAAGGGCACAAAAAACGCAACGACCGTTGAACAGCCGTTCAACACCTGATGAACAGTCGAACTACGACTGTGCAACTAACCAGAACCAGAACCATAACCAAGATAAAGAACACCCCCCTACCCCCCGCAAGCGGGGGCAAGGATTCGACGCCGCGGCGATCGACCTACCGAACTGGCTCGACCGCGAAGACTGGCAGAGCTGGGTTTCTGACCGCAAGGCACGCAAGAAGCCAGTGACGGAGGAAGGCGCACGGCGCCAGCTGAAGCAGCTTGCCGACTACCTGGCCCAGGGCCACAAGCCTGCCGACGTGATTGGCAACAGCATTGCCGGCGGCTACCAGGGGCTGTTCCCGCCGAAGGCCCAGGCGCGCGCCGGGCCGCCGAGCCGCGCGCAGGCAATGGCCGACTGGAATGCAGAACTGAGCAGGGAACTGGCGCAAGGCCGCCGGCCCACAGAAATCGACATGGGGGTTATCGATGCAAGTCACTGAGGCACAGCCGCCCACCATCGGCGGTCTGGTCGTTAACGAAATGCGCTTGATGTACGGCGCGAAGTTCGCCCAGCAATGGCAAGGGCTAACGCCCCGGGAGCTGAGGGAGTCCTGGGACGAGAAACTGGCTGGCTTGAACGAAAGCGAGGTGCGCACAGCGCTGGTCGCCTGCCTCAGCCGCGACTGGCCGCCGACGGTGCCCGAGTTCCTGCGCCTATGCCGCCCCTGGATGAATGCCGAGGTGGCCTACCACGACGCCGTGGCCGGCATGGCCGCGCGCCGCCGCGGCGAAATGGGCCTGTGGCCTCACCCGGCCGTCTACTGGGCGGCCGTGGCTACCGGAACGCACGACCTGCTGGGCAGCACCTACGGCGCCATCAAGGGCCGCTGGGAGCGCGCGTTCTCCGACGAGTTGGCGAAGGGCTACTGGGCAGACGTCCCGCCTGTGCGCGAAGCGCTGCCGGCGCCGGGCCAGACCCAGGCAACGAAGGAAGAGGCCGAGGCCGCGCTGAAGAAGATGGGTGCCGTCGACGTGCTGACCGCCAAGCCTCAGGGAACCGCCTGGGCAAACAAGATACTGGCCGAGCACGACCGCAAGGGCGGCAAGCGCTACTCGCTCACCGTGGTGGCGATGGCGAAGCGCGCACTGGGAATGGAACTGAACGCCGGGGAGGCAGCATGAAAGAGGATTTGATCCTGTCGCTGGACCCGGGTCCGGAGCAAACCGGCTGGTGCGAATACGAGCCCGGCACCCACAAGCTGCAGGACTCGGGCGTCTGGGCCAACGAACACGCAATCGTCAAGGTGCGCGTGGGGCGTTTCTCGCATCTAGCCATCGAAATGATCGCCAGCTATGGCATGCCTGTTGGCGCCGACGTCTTCGAAACCTGCCTGTGGATTGGCCGCTTCATTGAGGCCGCGCCAATCAAGCCCGCCGTCGAGCTGGTCTTCCGCAAGGACGTGAAGATGCACCTGTGTGGCAACACCCAGGCCAAGGACGCGAACATCCGCCAGGCCATCCTGGATCAGTTCGCGCGCACGGGCGGCGGCGCTACCCCGCAGGTAGGCACGAAGAAGCAGCCGGGCCCGCTCTACGGCGTCAGCACCCACGCCTGGGCTGCGCTGGGCGTGGCCCTCACATCGCGCGCCGGGCGCGCAGGAAACAAGGTGGCAGCATGAGCGAACGGGAAGGAAAGAGGAACGCCGAAATAATGGAACGGCGCAATGCGGGCGAGACGTTCGGCCAGATCGGCAAAGCGTTGGCGATGAGTGCCGCCGCGGCGAGAAGCGCCCACCGGCGCGAGATGGAACGCATGGCGCGGCCGGCGCGCGAGCCTGTTGCCGAGACGCGCCAGCGCTTACGGAAGCAGGCCGCCGTGGCCGCGACGAAGGATCAGCCCGCATACCCGGCCGCAGCCGCGCGCACGTTCGGCCCATCCGCCGTCATGCGCCCGTACCGCCCGGCGCTGGCGTTGCGCCTGGCCGGTGCCCGCGCTGCCGACAGCCAGCCGGCGTTCCTATCCATGGGCAGCCGCATCCCTGAAGTCCGGGAGAGTACTCAATGGCCCGCCTGACCGGAGACGACCTGCTGTGGAACTGGGCCCGCTGGTCCTGGTCCGGGGAGACCGTCGGCAACATGGAGAGGTACGTCCCCTGGGAAGACGATCACCGCCCGATCAACACCGACCACGCCCTGGCCGTGGAGGCCATGCACGCCGCGCTGCCCTGGCACGAGCGCATGGTGATCATCGCCGAGTACACGCAGAAGAATGCGATGTTCGGCGACCTGTGCGCGCGCGAGCGCCAGACCAAGGCCCGCGCCTGGATCGAATACACCACGGGTGTGGTCCTGACCGACACCGATTACAAGCTGTACCTGGGGCTTTTCCGCGGCCAGGTAGAAAGGAGGCTGGCTTGAAATACGCCGGAGAAGTGATTGACCTGATGGCCTGTTACCCGGGCCGGGAATTCCGGCTGATGGAGCTGGTAAGGCATGTGTCGCGCGGGCGTTACCTGATCGATGCGGAGAAGACACGGATGCAGCGAGGCATCCAGCGCGCCATGGAAGCGCTCAGGGATGCCGGCAGCGTGACGATTCAGGAGCCCGAGGAAGGCAGCCACGGCCGCACATACACATGGCGTGTGACGGTTCCGTCACATGAGGCCTACAAATCCGTCACGCATTCCGTAACATAACGCCTGACACTGCACGCCTATACGAAACGAAGCCCCGGACATGCGCCGGGGCTTCGCTATTTACAACGTCATCAATGTCTCTTTCAGCTTTCTCACTAGGGTGTCCAAATAAGCAGCATCACGCTCCGCGACAAATCTGGCGACCTCAACTTCTTTAGCAGCCATGATTCCAAAATCGATGCTCTTGCTCTGAAGTGCGGTCTGGACTATTTCCACTGCCTTGTGTGCTGCGCTTGCCTCGTTGAGGGCCATGCTTCGCTCCGCTGTTTGATGGACCGGAAAGATTAATTCGAAAGTTCGTATGTGCCCAACTGAAGGCAATTAAGCGATAAATCGCAATATTTCTAACCCACTGGCCTGCCGCCTTGCCTCCCCGTTACGCGGTCCCTCCTCCCCTGAGTGGCAGGAAGGCTTGAGGCGGCAGACCAGTGGGAGCAGCCGCCGTAATCGACCAGAATGCGCCCCAAGCGCCTGCCCCGCGGCAGAAATCTCCAACGGAGCGCTGTAGTCGCGGGAGGGCCCAGGGCGATCGGTGACTGCACCGACATGCTGGCCCCGACCGGCGCCGCCCTAACGGGCCCCACAACATTGATGCGGTGTAGGGAAGTGGTCTATCCCGTCGGGCTCATAACCCGGAGATCGCTGGTTCGAATCCAGCCACCGCAACCATTCGAGAGTGTCATGGCACGCCCATCCAAGCTTACCGACGTCCAGTGGGAGACCATTGGCAAGCGTCTCCTGGCGGGTGAAGCGGCTGCGGCCCTGGCCCGCGAGTTCGGCGTCAGCAAAGCGGCCATATCGGTACGCTTTTCGAAACGCAATGAGAACATAAAAATCGTTGCGAATCAGATAGTTGACACCGAAAGGGCGCTATCAAAACTGAACGTTTCTGAACAGATGGCGGCGCGTTCACTTGCCGATGACCTCAAGGCGATCAGTGAACATCTAGCTGGTGCCGCACGTTACAGCGCCGCCACCTCCCATCGCCTGGCCAGCATGGCCCACGTCGAGTCCGAGAAGATCGACGACACCGACCCAACGAGTCAGGAAAGCGTCAAGGCTCTCCAGGGCGTGGCCCTCCTGACCAAGATGGCGAACACCTCCAGCGAGATAGGCATCAACCTGCTGCGCGCGAACAAGGAACAGGTCGACGGGATGAACCGCGGCGACGACGAGGCCCCGGCGGGGTTGGAACACTTCTATGGGGACTCAGCCGTCTAAGCCGACACTCAACCCGGCGCTGCGCGAGTTCTGGCTGAAGCCAGCGCGCAATCGGGTTTTGATCGGCGGCCGCGCTTCGTCCAAGTCATGGGATGCCGCCGGCTTTGCCACGTTCCTGGCCAACCGGTTCAAGCTGCGCATCCTGTGCGTGCGGCAGTTCCAGAACAAGATCGAGGAATCGGTCTACACCCTGCTGAAGACCCAGATCGAGCGGTTCGGCCTGCTGCCGAAGTTCCGCATCCTGGACAACAAGATCCACCACCGCAAGACCAGGACGGAATTCCTGTTCTACGGCCTGTGGCGGTCGATCGATGAAATCAAGTCGCTGGAGGGGGTGGACATCCTCTGGATCGAGGAAGCCCACAACCTGACCCAGGAACAGTGGGAGATCCTGGAGCCGACCATCCGGAAGGCTGGATCGCAGATCTGGATCATCTTCAATCCGAAGCTGGCGACCGACTTCGCCTACAAGCGCTTCGTGCTGAACCCGCCGCCGAACACGGTGGTGCGCCTGATCAACCACGACGAGAACCCGTTCTTGTCGCAGACGATGCGGGACATTATCGAGGCAGCCAAGGCAGAGGACTACGACGAGTACGCCCATATTTACCTGGGCGTGCCGCGCGACAGCGACGACGGCGTGATCATTCGCCGGGCCTGGATCATGGCCGCGATCGATGCGCACCTGAAGCTTGGCTTCGAGGCGGCCGGCGACAAGCGGATTGGCTTCGACGTGGCGGACAGTGGCGAGGACAAGTGCGCCAACGTCTACGCGCACGGCTCTGTTGTGTCCTGGGCTGACGAATGGAAGGCAGCCGAGGACGAACTCCTCAAGAGCTGCACCCGGACCTACGCGGCCGCCCGCGAGCGCGGCGCTGGCGTCACCTACGACTCCATCGGGGTCGGAGCTGGCTGTGGTGCCAAGTTCGGCGAGATCAACGAGGCGCGGCGCCAGGAGAGCGACAACCAGCCTGTGATGTACGAGAAGTTCAATGCCGGCGGCGCGGTGTTCGAGCCGGATGAGGAGTACACCCCGGGCACCACGAACAAGGACATGTTCGCCAACATCAAGGCTCAGGCCTGGTGGCAGCTGGCCGACCGGTTCCGCAATACCTACAACGCCGTTCACCGCGGCGAGCAGTTCGACGTCGACAAGATGATCAGCATCACCAGTGATTGCCCGTACCTGGAGAAGCTGATCGACGAACTGTCGACGCCGAAGCGCGACTACGACCAGAACGGTCGGGTCAAGGTGGAAAGCAAGAAAGACCTGGCCAAGCCCACACGGGAAGGCGGCCCGGTCAAGTCCCCCAACATCGCGGATGCGCTGGTTATGTGCTTTGCGCCCCGGGATCGAACCCTGGAGCACTGGGCACGCCTCGCAGCTTAAGGAACACCATGAGCCGTCGTTACGGAAAAATGCAGCGGGTGCAGCCCAAGCCCGCCCCTACGACGGCCAAGTCTACCGACTCGTTTGCCAACATAGAAGCGCGCGTCGGCATCCAGACGAACAACCAGGCGTCCCAGGGTCGCTACACGTTCGACCTGGTCAGCCGCAACCGCATCCAGATGGAGGCGGCCTATCGGTCGTCCTGGGTCTGCGGCATGGCCGTGGACGCTGTTGCCGAGGATATGACGCGTGCCGGCATCGAGCTGGCGAGCGACATCGCCCCGGACGATGCCGAGCGCATCCAGGCCACCATGGAGGAATTTCAGGTCTGGGATGCGCTGTGCGACACGGTCAAATGGGCGCGGCTGTATGGGGGCGCCATCGCCGTTATGCTGATCGACGGCCAGGACGTGAGCACGCCGCTCAACATCGACAGCGTCGGCAAGGACCAGTTCAAGGGACTGCTGCCTCTCGATCGGTGGCTGGTCCAGCCCTCCCTCACCCACCTGGTGCGGGAATACGGCGCGGATCTCGGTAAGCCCGAGTATTACGACATCCTGGTTAGCGCTCCGGCCCTGGCCGGCAAGCGCGTGCACTACAGCCGCGTGATCCGCCTGGACGGCCTGAAGCTGCCTTACTGGCAGCGGATCGCCGAGAACCTGTGGGGCCAGTCTGTGCTGGAACGGTTGTGGGATCGCCTTCTGGCGTTTGACAGCACGACCGAAGGCGCGGCGCAGTTGGTCTACAAGGCCCACCTGCGGACGTACAAAGTCAAGGGCCTGCGCCAGATCCTGGGCATGGGCGGCCCGGCAGAAGTCGGCCTGATGAAGCAGATCGACTTCATCCGACGTTTCCAGTCCAACGAGGGCATGACCCTCATGGACGCCGACGACGAGTTTGAGGCCCATGCCTATACGTTCAGTGGCCTGGACAACGTCCTGCTGCAGTTCGGCCAGCAGATATCGGGCGCGCTGCAGATCCCGCTGGTGCGCCTGTTCGGCCAGTCGCCGGCCGGCCTGAACTCCTCTGGTGATTCGGACCTGCGCACGTATTACGACAACGTCGCCAACGGCCAGGACAAGCAATTGCGGCCCGGCATGAGGGTGCTGCTGGACGTGATCCACCGATCTTCCCTCGGCCGCGCGCCTGACGACAAGTTCGGCTTCGAGTTCCGCCCCTGCTGGCAGATCACCGACGCCGAGAAGGCCACGATCGCCAAGGACCACGAAGGCGCCATTGCCGACGCATACGACAAGGGGATCATCGGCCGCAAGACCGCCCTGTCCGAACTGAGCAAGTCCAGCCACACGACGGGCGTGTTCACCACGATCACCGAGGAAGACATCGATGCCGCAGACGACGATCCGCCCGACCCCGGCGAAGTCGACGTACCTGGGCCTGATGACGGCAAGAACCCGGGACAAGCGCCAGGCGCGCAAACCGCCGCCCCGGCGTGACCCGGTCAAGGCCAGGCGCGCGGAAGTCCAGTTCACCGCCCAGCTGAAGAAGGTCGCCAAGAACATCGGCGACATCATCGACGGCTTCCCGGCCGGCAACCCTTCGGCACTGCCGCCGCTCACCGCAATCCTGGAGTCCTACTCCAAGGCCCTGGAGGAATGGGCGCGCGGCGCGTCGCTGCGGATGCTGACCGAGGTGAACCGCCGGGACCGGGATGCGTTTCTGGAGCGCAGCCAGGATATCTCCCAGGCACTGCGCGACGAGATCCGGAACGCCGACACCGGCCGCGTCATGCAGTCGCTGATGGCCGAGCAGGTCGACCTGATCAAGTCCCTCCCCCTGGAGGCTGCCGAGCGCGTCCACAAGCTGACCATCGAAGGCTTGCAGGACAGCACCCGCGCGGCCGAGATCGCCAAGGAAATCGCCAGGTCTGGCGAGGTGACGGAAAGCCGTGCAGTGCTGATCGCTCGCACGGAGGTGGCCAGGACGGCCGCCAAGCTGACCGAGGCGCGCGCGCTGTCGATCGGCAGCACCCATTACATCTGGCGCACCGTCGGCGACTCTGACGTGCGCTCAGGCCACAAGCACATGAACGGCAAGGTATTCGCCTGGAACGATCCGCCCATGGTCAACGAGGGATCGGACAAGAGGCCCAACTGGCTGCGGCACCACCCGGGCGAAATCTGGAACTGCCGCTGCTACGCGGAACCTATCCTGGCAAAGGAATGAGCATGCACACCACTGACCGCATGGCCAGCGGCCTGTACACGGTCGAGCGCCTGGGCGCGCGGCAGTCCATGACGAATGAAGGCTTTCTCCTCTGCGAGGGCGTCCCTATCGCGCGCACCGGAGAGCTGCTCTACGCGGCTGGCGAGGTGCCGGTGGAGACCGGCAGCGACGGCATCATCCACGTCGACCGCACGGCCGACGAGGTGTTCCGGGCCGAGACCATGGCGAGCTTCGAGGGCAAGCCGGTCACCATGGACCACCCGGCAGACTTCGTGACGCCGGAGACCTGGCGGCAATTGGCCGTCGGCATCACCCGCAACGTCCGCCGCGGCGACGGGCTGGACGACGACTACATCCTGGCCGACATGCTGATCACCGATCGGTCGGCCATTGATGCGGTGCGCGCCGGCCTGCGGGAGGTTTCCTGCGGGTACGACGCGGACTACGAACAGATTCAACCCGGGCGCGGGGTACAGCGCAACATCATCGGCAACCATGTGGCGCTGGTAGAGCGTGGCCGCTGTGGCCCGCGTTGCGCAATCGGAGATAAGGAACCGGAAATGGCAAAGAAAACCTGGATGGACAAGCTTCGCGCTGCCTTCAAGAGCAAGGACGAAGCAGCGATGGAAGAAGCCTTGAAAGAGGCCGACACCACGGATGCTGAAGGCGACGAAGACGACGACAAGGACAAGGACGACAAGTCGGGCAAAACCGGCGACTCGGTCATGCTGGGCAAGATCCTCAAGACGCTCGACGCCCTGAACAAGCGCGTCGGCGACATGGAAGCGGCCGCCAAGGAAAAGGACGACGAGGACGAGAACAAAACCAAGGACACCGTCCTGGAAGCCGAGGAAGCTAAGGCCAACACGGAAGCCAAGGGCGAAACCTACACCGGCGACATGGCTACCGTCCGATCCAACGCCGAGATCCTGGCCCCCGGCATCAAGCTGCCCACCCACGACAGCAAGACCAAGACCGCTGATGCGATCTGCGCTTGCCAACGCAAGGCCCTCGATACCGCCTACGGCACCGACGCTGGCCGCGCGGCGATTGACGTCTTCCTCGCTGGTCGCGCGCCGGAGTTCGGCACGATGGACGCCAGCGCCGTCGCCACAATCTTCAACGGCGCCGCCGCCCTGCGCCGCCACCAGAACAACACCTCCGGCGCGCGCAGCGGCATCAGCACGCGGGACTTCGGCCGCGCCACCACGGTGGCCAGCATCAACGATCAGAACCGCAAGTTCTGGGACGCCCGGACGGGCAAATAACCAAGGATCCACTCATCATGGTCGCATACCTCTATCGCATGCCGTCCGGCATCCCGGGCGATATCAGCCGCAAGGAAAACTCGGTCGTCGAGACCCAGATTCTGAACTCCGCGGCGGCTTTCACGGCCTACGGCCTGGTCGGCAAGATGTCCGGCGGCAAGTTCGTGCCGTTCGCTGGTGGTGAAACCGCCGCTGATGCGTACGGCGTGCTGGCGCGCCCCTATCCCACCAACTCCGGCACGGACGGCCTCGGCACCGCCACGCCGCCCACCTCTGGCCCCGGCGATTGCATGCGCCGCGGCTGGATGACCGTGAAGCTGAACGGCGGCGCCACCGTGGCGGCCGGCGGCCAGGTGTACGTGCGCGTCGCGGGTGCCGCCTCGGGCAAGCCCCTGGGCGGCTTCGAAGGCGCATCCGACACGACCAACACGGTCGCCATCGCCGCGGTCTTCACCTCCGCCGCTGACGCCGACGGCAACGTCGAAATCTCCTTCCGCAACTGATCCCCCATCACGGGAACCAGGCCGCCTTCGGGCGGCTTTTTTATCGCCCCTACGGAGCAAACATGAACCACAGCAAACGCGAACTGGCGGCCGTGATGGCAGCGGCATCGATGGGCGCCACCGCGCGCCTCATCCGCGCCCGCACGAAGGACCAGATGATGACCTTCGACCGGCAGACCATCGACTCGGCCGGCGCCTTCCTGATCGGTGAACTGGAACGCCTGGACCAGACCCTGCACGCCCCCTTGGCGTCGGTGACCTGGTCGCGTGACATCGATCTGCGCGAGGACGTCTCGATCGCCGATGAGACCTCGTCCTTCACCAACTCCAGCTTCGCCGCGGCCGGCGGCCCGTCGCCCACCGGTAAGAGCTGGATCGGCAAGGATGCCAACTCCATCCAAGGCCTGGCCCTGGATATCGGCAAGACGGCCAGCCCCCTGACCCTGTGGGGCATGGAACTGGGCTGGACCATCCCCGAGCTGGAGTCCGCGCAGAAGCTGGGCCGCCCCGTCGACCAGCAGAAATACGCAGGCATGCAGCTGAAGCACAACATGGACATCGATGAGCAGGTCTACATCGGTGACTCCACGCTGGGTCTGTACGGTTTGGTGAACAGCCCGAAGGTCACGAACTCGTCCAACGCGCAGACGGGTAGCTGGTCCACGGCCACCCCGCAGCAGATGCTGGACGACGTCAACGAACTCATCAACAGCACCTGGGCGGCTTCCGGCTACGCCATCTGCCCGAGCAAACTGCTGTTGCCGCCCGTCCAGTATTCGAAGTTGGTCGGCACGCTGGTATCCAGCGCGGGCAATATCTCGGTCCTGGAATTCCTGCGCCAGAACAGCCTGGCCAACAGCGTCAACGGCCGTCCCCTGGACATCCAGCCGCTGAAGTGGCTGTACCAGCGCGGCGCGAGCAACGCCAACCGCATGGTCGCCTACACGCAGGACCAGCAGCGCGTGCGCTTCCCCCTGGTACCGCTGCAGCGCACTCCCCTGGAGTACCGCAGCATCTATCAGCTGACGACCTACTTCGGCCGCCTTGGCGCCGTCGAGTTCGTCTACCCTGAAACGCTGGGCTACCGCGACGGCATCTAAGGAGAACGGCATGCCGAAGATCTACGTTCACACGGCGTTCAACCTGCAGCATGGCGGGGAGAAGCACTTCTTCCCCATCGGCAACCACACCGTGGCGGCCGACATCGCCAGCCACTGGTACACCAAGGCGCACACGGGCGACGAGCCCCAGGGCGACCCTGATACCAGCGCGGCGGCGGACGCGATGATTGCGGAGCTGGAAGCGCAGGAAAAGGCGCTCGTCGCCCGCACCGGCGATCTTGACGCCCGAGCGGCCGTCCTGGACAAGCAGGAAGCCGACATCCAGGCGCGTGAGGATGCCGTCGGCAAGAGTGAAGCCGCCGCTGGCGAACGCGACAAGGCACTCGACGCGCGCCAGGCCGAACTGGATGGCCGCGAACAGGCGCTTGCCGCCCGCGAGCAGTCCCAGCAGAATGCCGGTGGCACCGAAGCCAAGGGCACCAGCAAAGGCAACAAGTAAGGATCGACCATGGATGCAGCCAAGTTCCGCCAGGACTTCCCGGAGTTCGCCGACACGACGGTCTACCCTGACAGTCAGGTGACGTTCTTCGGCGCCCTGGCGGAATCGCTGCTCCCGGAGTGCCGCTGGGGAACGCTCTGGCCGTTCGGCGTCGAACTGTTCATTGCCCACCAGCTCGCGCTGGCCGGCAAGAACAGCAAGACCTCGGAGGCTGGGGGCACACCTGGCGCGGTGACCGGCCCCATGACGGCCAAGTCCGTCGACAAGGTCAGTGCCAGCTACGATGCCGGCGCGGTGACCCTGGAGGACGGCGGCTTCTGGAACTCCACCACCTACGGCACGCAGCTGCTGTTCTACGCGCGCATGATCGGCGCCGGCGGTGTCCAGCTATGAGCATGACCGTCACCGCGGACAGGCTGGCCCAGGTACTGGCATCCATGGCCGAGTTGGTCAAAAAGGACGTGCTGGTTGGCATCCCTGACAGCGCGCCCGAGCGCAAGGAAGACACGCCGCTCTCCAATGCGCAGATCGGATACATCCTGGATAACGGCAGCCCGGCAGCGAACATCCCGGCGCGGCCATTCCTCGTGCCGGGGGTCCAGAATGTCCAGGACGAGATCCTGGATGAGTTCCGGGGCGGCGCCAAGGCAGCGCTGGACGGCAATCCTGCGGGTGTCGAGCGATCGATGGTACGGGCTGGGCTGAAGGCGCAGAACTCCGTGCGCGCCAAGATCCAGGACGGCCCGTTCGTGCCGCTGGCGCCTTACACCCTTGCCGAGCGTAAGAAGCGCGGCCGCACTGGTGAAAAGCCGCTGCTTGATACCGGGCAGCTTCGCAACTCGGTCACCTACGTGATCCGCAAGAAATAGGGTCATCCATGCCGTTCCTCGATGTCACCGATGTCCTGCTCGATCCGGACTTCTTCGACTCGCTCGTCTGCACGCGCAACGTTCAGACGGTGGGCGACGACGGCCTGGCTACCAACGTCGGCACCGATACGCCATTCATCGGCGTGGTGACCAGTGATTCTGGCGACATCCTGGAGCGCATGGCGACAGGTTCACGCGTGAAGGGCTCGATCCTGGTGTGCACCAAGTTCCGTCTGGTGGAGAGCGCGCCCGGCATTGATGCCGACGTCGTGACTTGGGATGGCTCGCGGTACACGGTGACGAACGTCAACAACTACTCGCGATACGGCGCCGGCTTCGTCGAGGCGTACTGCACACTGATTCCGGTCCAGGGGGCGGGAAATGGCTAATACCTCCGCCACCGGCGGATACTTGACGCCGACCAGCCCTATCCCGCTGGACGACCTGGACCTTGACCTGGTGTTCCAGGCATTTATCCGGGGACTCACCGGTCTGCCGGGCGCCATGGTGCGTCCGCGCTGGCAGCCCACCGTCCCGCAGACGCCCGGGCCGACCGTTGACTGGTGCGCTGTGGGGGTCACCCCGCGCACGCGCGCCCAAGACTACCCGGCCATCCAGCACGATCAGACTGGGGACGGCCAGGATCAATACACGCGGCACCAGGAGATAGACGTCCTGGTGACGTTCTACGGGCCGCACGCGATGCAATACGGTGGCCTGCTGGCCGACGGCGCCTACATCCCGCAGAACAGCGAGGCGATCGCCCAGCACGAAATCAAACTGATCGAGATCACCGACGCCTTCGCGGTACCCGAGCTGGTCAATGAGCAGTGGCAGCGCCGCTATGACGTACCCATGAAGTTCAGGCGGGTCATCCGCCGCACCTACCCGGTGCTGAACCTGCTGGCCGCCGAGGCCTCAGTCCAGTCCGACAGCGGGCCGAGCGCAGACGTCACCGTCCCGTAGCAGCACAACCAGAACCATTCCAGGCCCGCCATCGAGCGGGCCTTTTCTTTTCCGGAGCCATCCATGAGCAAAGGGCTTTCCATCAGCCGCATCGTGAGCGTCGACATTGTCCTGTCGCCGCTCGCCGCCGGCACCCGTGACTTCGGCGCGCTGCTGATTGCCGGCTCGTCGCCCGTGATCGACATCAACGAGCGAATCCGCGAGTACGAGGGTATCGACGACGTCGCCAACGACTTTGGCACGACCGCTCCGGAGTACCTGGCCGCCGCCCTCTTCTTCGCCCAGTCCCCACAGCCCAATCAGCTGTTCATCGGCCGCTGGGCGCAGACGGCTACCGCCGGCCTGTTGCGCGGCGCGATCCTGAACCCGACCCAGCAGGCCCTGAGCAATTTCACGGGCATCGACGACGGCGCGTTCAAGATCACCGTCGACGGCGCGGACAAGACGGTATCCGGCCTGGACTTCAGCGAGGCCACCAACCTGAACGGCGTGGCGTCGGAAATCAATTCGGTACTGACCGGCGCTACCGTGGCCTGGGACGGCGTGAATAGCCGCTTCGTGGTCACCAGCAGCACCACCGGCGCCACGTCGGCAGTGGGCTGGGCTACCGCGCCGACCACCGGCACGGACGTCAGCGCGCTGCTGGGCCTGACCCAGGCGCAGTCCGCTGTGCCCGTCGCCGGCATCGCCGCGGAGACGTACCTGTCCGCCGTCCAGAAACTGGCCGACATGTCGAATGACTGGTATGGCCTGCTGGCCGCTGCCACCGGCATCACCGACGATGCACACATGGAAGTCGCTGCCTACATTGAGGCCGCCTCCCCCACGCGCATTTACGGCGTTACGACGCAGTCGACCGCGGTGCTGGACCAGACGATCACGACTGACATCGCCAGCCGGCTCCAGGCGGCGAAGTACAAGCGGACGTTCTCACAGTACTCGGCCTCCAGCCCCTATGCTGCCGCGTCGATGTACGGCCGCGCCTTCACGGTCAACTTCCTGGGCAACAAGACCACCATCACGCTCAAGTTCAAGCAGGAGCCGGGAGTGACGGCGGAGACGCTGACCACGACCCAGGCGAATGCCCTGGAGGGCAAGAACTGCAACGTATTCGTGAACTACGACAACGACACCGCGATCATCGAGCAAGGGGTAATGGCCAACGGCTATTTCTTCGACGAGGTCCACGGTACCGACTGGTTCCAGAACTACCTGCAAACCGCCCTCTACAACCGGCTTTACACCAGCACTACCAAGATCCCGCAGACAGACGCGGGCGTGAACGACCTGCTCACGGTGGCCGCCCAGGCTTCGGACCAAGCCGTCACCAATGGCCTGGTCGCCCCTGGCGTCTGGAACGCCGACGGCTTCGGCAACCTGAGCACGGGCGACACCCTGAGCGCCGGGTACTACCTGTACGCGCCGCCCGTGTCGACGCAATCGCAGGCCGACCGTGAGGCCCGCAAGGCCCCGGTCATCCAGGGCGCATTCAAATTCGCCGGCGCCATCCACAGCGTCGACGTGATCGCCAACTTCAACCGGTAATCGGAGCCGCCCAACATGGCAACCTATTCGTTCACCGACGTCCAGGCCACGCTGGCCGGCCCGACCGGCGTGGTCAACTTCGGCTATGGCGCCGCCACGGCCGAGGAAGGCATTACCATCGCGCCGGCCGCCGACAAGAACACCATGACGGTGGGATCGGACGGCGAGTTCATGCACAGCCTGCACGCCGACAAGTCGGGCCTGGTCACAATCCGGCTGCTCAAGACCAGCCCGATCAACCAGGCGCTGATGATCCAGTACGACGCGCAGACGCTGTCCAGCCTCCTGCACGGCAAGAACGTCATCACCGTGCGGAACTCCGCCTCCGGCGATATCGCCATCTGCCGCGGCGTCGCGTTCAAGCGCGCTCCCGACCTGACCTATGCGAAGGACGGCGGCATCGTCGAATGGCAGTTCGACGCCGGCAAGATCGACCGCAACCTGGGGACTTACAACTGATGGAATTCGCAATCAAAGGCGTGAATTACCGCTCCGGCCGCCTGAGCGCAATGCAGCAGTTTCACGTCGCGCGGCGGGTCGCGCCGGCCCTCACCGGGCTGGTGGCCGCTCTCGGCGGAAATGCTCCGTCGAAAGACGACTTTGCCCAGGCCCTGGCGCCGCTTGCCGACGCCGTCGCGCGAATGCCGGACGCTGATGCTGAATACGTCATGGGCGCCTGCCTGGGCGTGGTCAGCCGGCAGACGGATGCCACCACCTGGGCGCCCGTCTGGCGCTCTGGCCAGATCGCATTCGATGACATCGACGTCGGCGCCATGATGCAGATCGCCGCCAAGGTCATCCAGGACAACCTGGGAAATATTTTCGGCGCACTCCCCGCGAGCGTCCCCGCCAAATAGGGGAATCGGGAGTGCGCTGGGAATCGCTTCCAGGTGGTGAAGACTGGCTGCTGCGCCCGGTCATCAAGGGGCTATGCCAGTTCGAAAGCCTGAAATCGGGCGCCGTCGACCTGGCCGACATTGCGCTCATGAATGACGCGCTGGACGTGATGGAAGAAAACCAGGCGCTCGCGCGGCGCATGACCGAGAAATGATATGGCAGCCAGTGCAGACGTGATCAAGGAGTTCCTGGTCGGGCTCGGCTTCAAAATCGACGAGAAGGGCCAGAAACGCTTTGTCGACACTATCGGCGCCGCTACGGTTCAGGCAGTGGCGCTGGGCGCTGCGACCACGGCCGCTGCCACCGCGGTGGTGGCCGGCGTCGCCAAGATGTCGGATAGCCTGGAGCAGCTTTATTTCGCCTCCCAGCGCAGTAAGGCATCGGTCGAATCCATCCAGGCCCTGGATTTCGCTGCCCGGCAGTTCGGCGCCGGCGCGCGCGACGCGGTCGAGTCCATCGGCCGCTTCATGCGGTCGTCGCCTGGCGCCGCGTCGTTCCTGAACAACCTGGGCGTCCAAACGCAGACGGCCAACGGCCAGCTGCGCGACACCGGCGATATCCTCACCGACCTGGGCGCACGCCTGAAGGAAATGCCCTATTACAGGGCCAAGGCATACGCCGATTTCCTCGGGATCGACGAGCGCACGCTGATGGCGCTCCAGCAGGGTCTGGGCGAGTTTAGCAAGCAGTACCGCGACATGCTCCATGCCGCGCACCTGGATTCCGACCAGGCGGCCAAGGCTGCACACGGCTTCATGGTCGAGTTGCGGACCCTGGGCGGTGCCGCGGATATCCTGTTCAAGAAAGCCGCTTCCGAACTGGCCGGCGGCCTATCGGATCAGATTCGCCGCTTCCGCGAGTGGCTGGTCTCAAACTTCGACGAGATCAGCGCCGCGATCGTCAAGGTTGCGCAGTTCGTGATCAAGGTCGGGGATATCCTGATCACGATCGTCCAGCGCATTGCGCAGGCCGGGCGGGCCGTTGCCGAATGGTTCCAGGGTGCCGACCAAGCATCCAAGGATCTGCTGAAGACCATCGCCCTACTCGCTGCCGGATGGCGCACCTTCAGCCTGCTCGTATCCATGTCGCCCGTCGGGCGCATCCTGGCGCTAGCCGGCGCGCTGGCCCTGCTGTTCGACGACTACCAGGTCTGGAAGAACGGCGGGAAATCGCTTATCGATTGGGGGAACTGGACCAAGGAGATCGACGAGGCCGTCGCTGCGATCGATAAGCTGGCCAGCGCACTTGAGAAGCTGGCGAAGTTCCTTGGGTTCAACGACACGAAGAAGTACGTCGACAGCTCGATCCAGGAAGCGAAGGACATCGCCAACATCGTCGAGCGGTTCCTATCGGGAGATGGGCCCGGCGCGATGCAGATCATCCGCGAGCGTCGTGCCCGAAACGGCGCCGCGCCCGAGGGAGAGAACACTACCGCTCCGGCATCCGGTGACGCGCGGGGCATCCGGAACAACAACCCGGGAAACCTCAATTACATCGGACAGCCTGGCGCCTCGCTGGAGGATCACGACAAAGCCAGGTTTGCCAAGTGGAAGACAGCGCGCGAAGGTCTACAGGCCCTCGCCAACCAGCTTCGCCTGGATGGCTCACGCGGGCTGGACACCATCCGAGGCTTGATGGAAAAGTATGCGCCTCGGAGCGAAAACGACACCGACGGCTATATCCAATTCCTCTCTGGATTTATGGGGATTGACCCGAACGAGCACTTCGACGTCAAGACCGACCCGGCTGCTCTCTCGATGCTGATGCGGGGCATCATCCAGAAGGAGAACGGATACAACCCCTACAGCCGCGGGCAGATCGACGACGCCATCGGCTCCTCAGGCCTGATTGGCGGGGGCGCCGGAGCGCAGATCAGCCAGAAAACCGAGATCAATATCCACGGAGTCGACGACCCGCAGGCAGCCGGCCAGGCGGTGGCGCGCGAGCAAAACACGGTGAATGAGCGCTTGGTGCGCAACCTCAAGGGAGCGGTGCAATGATCGGTGACGTTCTGCTGGTCGGCGATATCCTCTCCGACATTTTCCTGCGCACGCCGCGCGCGCTGGGCCCGGTCATCCCGCAGGTTGCCGTCGAGGAGGTGCATCGCGATCAGGTGGCCATTACGGATCACCCGGTCGAGCAAGGCGCGGCCATCTCGGACCATGCGTTCAAGTTGCCGGCCGAACTGGTCATCCGATACGGGTGGTCCAGTTCCCGCGACATCCTGGATACGGTCCAGGACGCCATCCAGAACGGCACGCTGCTCAGCGTGGATGAGGTGTACCGGCGTCTTCTGGATCTGCAGGCGACGCGCGAGCCCTTCGATGTGATCACGAAGCGGCGGGCCTACAAGAACATGCTGATTCAGTCGATGCAGGTCACGACCGACGAGAAGACCAACGGCTCGCTGATGGTCCAGGCAGCGCTGCGGCAGGTCATCATCGTTCAGGTGACCTCCGTCAAGGTGCCCCCGAAGGTGACGCAGGCCTATCCCGTCGACACGGCGCCGCCGATAGATTCGGGCGTCAAGCAGCCCCAGCCAGCGAACGAGAGCATTCTGTACAAAGCCGGCTCGATCGGCGCAGCGATTGGACTATGACCGCTTACGAGATCCCCCTCTCCTCTGACTCCCAGCGGTTCACCATCACCCTGGCGGGCGTGGTGTACAGCATGGCGCTGACTTGGCGAAGCGGCACGGGCTGGGTGCTGGATATCGCTGATGCGACATCCCTGCCCCTGGTGTCCGGAATTCCCCTGGTCACCGGCGTAGATCTGCTGGGCCAGTACAGCTACTTGGGCATCGGCGGCCGCCTGATCGTCCTTGTAGACGGCGATATTGCGGCGGTGCCTGACTATGACGGCCTCGGCACCGAGGGGAAACTGTATTTCGTGACGGAGTAGCGCATGACCGCTCAGTGGTTGCGCCAAGTGTCGCTGATCGTGGCAGACGACGCTGGTAATGGCTTGGACCTATCCCAAATGCGGGTGCGGTTCACCGTTACCCGAGGCGACATCAGGACGCCCCACAGTGCAGTCATCAGGGTCAACAACCTGGCGGCGAAGACGGCGCAACGGATCGAGAAGGAGTTCACGCGGGTTCAACTGCAGGCTGGATACCCAGGGACGATGAGTTCAATCTTCCAGGGCGAAATCGTGCAGAAGCGAGTGGGCCGGGAAGATCCGTTATCGACATACCTGGATGTGGTAGCCGCGGACGGCGACCAGGCGTTCAATTTCGGCGTGATCAACACCACGCTGGCGGCAGGTTGGACGCAGCAGGATGTCTATCAGGCGCTCCTCAAGGCCATGAAGCCGTATGGCATCGTCGCTGGCTTCGCCCCGCCATTCCCCAGTGTGCAGGGGGCGCGCGGCAAGCCCATGTTTGGCATGGTTCGCGACCAACTGCAGATCCTGGCGCAGGCGCTGAACAGCAGTTGGTATGTGCAGGATGGCAAGCTGAACATCGTGCCGCTGTACGGGTACATCGACGGCGATGCCACCGTCTTGACGTCCAAGACCGGCATGGTCGGCATGCCTCAGAAGAACCTCAATGGCGGCATCGGCGTCCGGTGCCTCCTCAACCCCGCTATCGCGCCGGGCCGGCTCATTCAGTTGGATAACGCATCCATCCAGGACGCGGCGATATCGGTCGACTACACGGCGATCAATTTCGTGCCGGAAACGGACGCCGACGGCTTTTACCGCGTGCTGGCCGTGAACCACATCGGCGACACGCGCGGGCAGGAATGGTATTCGGAGATCGTCTGCCTGGCGCGGGACGACCCCGGGCCGCCGAATGCCGCACTACTGGGATTTGTGAATGGATAGCCGAGAACGGTACGACGATCCGGAAGAAGCGCTGCGCGCGGCGTTCCGGGGCATGCGCGCGGGCGTCTGGACGTCCTTGCCGGCAATCGTGCAGAGCTACGACCCGGCGAACGGGACCGTAACAGTACAGCCCGCAATCCAAGGCGTACAGCAGGCGCCGGACGGCAGCGTGTCGGCAATCGAATACCCGTTGCTGCCCGACGTGCCGGTGTGCTTTCCGCGTGGCGGCGGTTGCACGCTCACCTTCCCCATCGCCGAGGGCGACGAGTGCATCGTCATCTTCTCCGCGCGCGCGATCGATGCTTGGTGGCAGTCCGGGCACGTGCAGGCGCCGACCGAGCCACGCATGCATGACATGGCGGACGGCTTCGCGCTGGTGGGCCCATTCTCCCAGGCAAAGATGATCGGGAGCGTCCGCACCGACGCAGTTCAGCTTCGCGCGGATGATGGCCTGTCATACGTCGAACTGGTCCCGGCCGCCGGCCAAGTCAATATCGTCGCGCCAGGCGGCTTCAACGTCGTGGCGCCGACCATAGGCCTTATCGCCGCAGAAAGCGGAGCTTCGGACGTTTCCATGACGGGGAACTTCAACCTGACCGGCACGTTGACGGCGAACGGCAAACGCATCGATGACACGCACCGCCACGGGGGCGTGCAGACGGGAAGTTCCAATTCCGGCACCGTCGTATAGGAGCGGCAATGCGATATCGAAAACTGACGGCCGACGGAGACTATTCCTTCGGCCAGCAGCAGGCCGACTTCTACCGCGACGTGCCTGAAGCGGTCGCCCAGGCAGTGCTGACGCGCCTGGAATTGTTCACCGGCCAGTGGTTCCTCGATAACACCGAGGGAACGCCCTGGCGCACCGACGTCCTGGGAAAGTACACGCAGGACAGCTATGACAGCGTCATCCAGGCGCGAATCCTGGATACCCCGGGCGTTACCCAGATCGACGCCTATTCGAGCAGCAGGGACGCCGACAAGCGCTCCGTATCCGTCGCTGCCACCATCAGCACCGCCTACGGGCAAACCACCATCACGACGACACTATGATCACCAGCACCGCCGCGGTCATATCCGCCACCGGCATCACGGCGCCGTCGTACCAGGACATCCTGGATTTCTTGAAGGCGCAGTTCCAAGCGATCTACGGGGCGGACGTGTACCTGGAGCCCGACAGTCAGGATGGCCAGTTCCTGTCGATCATCGCGATGGCGATCAACGACACGAACAACGCCGCCATCCAGGTCTTCACGTCGTTCAGCCCGTCCAGCGGCCAGGGGGCGGCGCTTTCCAGCAACGTCAAGATCAACGGCATCGCGCGGGCGGCGGCGTCCTTCTCGACATGCGATGTCGTGATCGTCGGCCAGGCAGGCACCATCATTACCGACGGCGTTATCCAGGACGCGCAGCTCCTAAACCGCTGGAGCCTGCCGGCGTCTGTGCTGGTCCCGCTATCCGGCGAGATCACCGTCACCGCAACGTGCGACACCATCGGCGCCGTCAGCGCAACCGCTGGCACGCTGACCAAGATCGCCACGCCGACGCGCGGCTGGCAGACCGTCACAAACCCGGCGGCGGCCACTCCCGGCCAGCCGGTGGAGACTGACGCGGTGCTGCGGCAGCGGCAGACCGTATCTGTCGCTCTCCCCTCCCGGACGGTGCTGGATGGTACCGTCGGTGCCGTCGCAGCGGTCGATGGCGTGGCGCGGTACCGGGCGTACGAGAACGACACGAACGCAACGGACTCGAACGGTATCCCGTCGCACAGTATTTCCCTGGTCGTGGACGGCGGCGATGCGCAAGAGATCGCTCAGGCTATCGCGGCGAAGAAGACGCCAGGCACTGGCACTTATGGAACGACGACCGAGACCGTGATCGACATCTACGGCATCGCGCACCCGATTAAATTCTTCCGGCCGACGACCGTAACCATCACGGCAGCCGTGACGATCAAGGCGCTGACGGGCTACACCACGGCCGTGGGCGATGCCATCAAACAGGCGATCGCCGATTATGTGAACGGCGTGGAGATCGGTGGCGGCCAAAGCGGTTCCGTGGAGTGGGGCGATGCCATCACTGCAGCCAACTCGATCGGCGGCGGTGTGACGTTCAAGATGGCGTCCCTCACGCTCAACGGGCCAGGCGGTGCCGGCGCTCCTGATGTGCCGCTTGCGTTCAACCAGGCGGCCACCATGACCGTGGCCGGCGTGACCCTCACGGTGACCTGATATGGCGGACGTTGATAAATACCTCGACCTCATCACGGCGGAGCATCGCGACAAGCCCAACTTCTCGGCCATGGTCGGCGCGGTGTCGCAGTGCTTTGTCGACGCCCAGGCTGTCTTTGGTCAGATGGTCACCGCCTACGACCTCGACTCCGCTATCGGGAAACAACTCGATGCTGTGGGCGAATGGGTCGGTATCTCTCGCAATGTGCAGACGCTGCTGACCGGCGTCTATTTCTCGTTCGACATCGACGGCCTCGGCTTTGATCAAGGCGTCTGGCAAGGGCCATTCGACCCAGATAGCGGCGTCACGTCGCTGGACGACGACACGTACCGCCTCCTCATTCGCGCGAAGATCGGGGCAAATCATTGGGACGGGACGCTCGAAGGGTCGGCCCAGATCCTGAACCTGATCTTCGGAGGGACCGGCACCTACGTGTTCATCCAGGACAACGGCGATATGTCGATCGATATCGGAGTAGCCGGCACGCGGCCGACTGCAATCTTCCTGGCGCTGCTCACCGGCGGCTACATCCCAATCAAGCCCGAAGGCGTGCGCGTTAACTATTACATCGTCCCCAACATTGACGGCCCGCTCTTCGGGTTCGACGTCAGCAACGAGTACATCTCAGGCTTCGACACCGGGGTCTGGGGTGGGCTATATGCAAGCTGAAAGGAGCTTCTGTGGCAACCAATGATTATCTCCCCTTCGGCACCGGGGCTGGCTCGAACGTCATCGCTCAGGCGGATTACGTGGCCCTGGCCGCTCGCGTTGCTGGTTTCTCTGCTGGCGTGGCAAAGTCCAACCAGCTGAACAAGACTTGGCGCCAGTCGTCTGTCATTGCAGCGATGATTGCCCAGTTCACGTCCGACACGCTCGCGCAGGATGTGCTGGACGATGGCGATTTAGCGGCCCTGCAGGCCAAGTTCTCCGCGGCCCTGTTGAGCGCTGCGCCAGGCCGGCTTCTGGCGATTCGCACCTTCACCGCGAACGGCACTTACACGCCCACCGCTGGAACCAAGTCGATCATCGTTGAGGTCGTCGGCGGCGGTGGCGCCGGCGCGGGTGCGATAGCAACGACTGCCTCTACGTCGTCCGGCGGCGGTTCTGGTGGTTCTGGTGCGTATGCGAAAGCGCGCTTCACTTCGGGTTTCAGCGGCGTTGCAATTACGATCGGTGCGGGCGGCACGGCCGCAGCTGGGGCACCCGGGGGAGCGGGTGGTACCACATCGTTCGGGGCTTTGGTCACCTGCCCAGGGGGGCGTGGTGGCTCTATCGGGACCCAGATATCGAGCGGGTCCACAAACATTTCTGGCGCCGGCGGCCTTAACTCAACGGCCCCTTCCGGTGGGAATATCCTTGCCACACCTGGCATAAGCGGACAAGCCTGCCTAATTTCGGCTGCAGGTTCATTCATTGGCGCGGGAGGCAGCAACCCAATTGGATCTGGAGGTCAGGGTTACTCCGCCCCTGGAAGCGCCACCGCTGGGACGAACGGTGGTGGTGGAAGCGGCGGCTTGAACGGGGTGTCCAGTGCGGCCACCCCGGGCGGTGCTGGAGGCGCAGGCCTCGTCGTCGTGTTCGAATTTTCTTGATCTGACAGGAGCGAAATATGCACTACTACGCTTACGTCATTGACGGGGTTGTGATCGAAATAATCACGCCGATGACTGACGAAAACGGTGATGAAATTCCAGTCGAACAGCGGTATCACCCCGATTTCGTCAAGGAACTCGTCGACATCACGAATGTGTCGCCCCGTCCGGAGCAGTCCTGGACCTATGACGGCGCGACCTTCCTTCCGCCCATTACGCCCTGATCAGCGGGCAGCAATTAACGGCGACGTTGGCGTTTGCGTCGACCCACGCAAACGCCGATATAGCGGAACCTCAATGTATCGCGCCAGCAGTTGAGATACCACGAGTGCTACTGCGCAAAATAGCGCGAAACGTGGCCAGAACGGAATCCTGTCCAGGCCTGTCATCTTGAGCGCGCCGAGAAGCGGTAGGTGGATCAGGTAGAGGGAATAGCTTACGGATCCAAGCCAGTTCATGGGCTTGGAAGATAGCGCCGTTGCCACTGCGCTGCCAGAGGTTGCGCATAGGTAGATGAGAATCGGCATACAGGACAATGCGATGATTTCCTGATATCCACGACTACCCCAGATAATCGTCACCAAAATCACAACCAGCAGAAAACCTTCAATGGCTGGGGTCCAAGAGCGCCAGCGCGTGTTGATGCCCGCGGGTGAAGCACTGAGCAAGCGGTACACGGCGACGCCGGCAAGGAGGCCTGCGGCCGTGCTGAGCGCTGCGGAGTTGATATGTGGGGCGATGGGATAGAAAGGACGCTCAAAGGTGCCCACGACCAGGAATGTCGCTGCGTAGGCGCCAATGGATAGCGCCAAGGCCGCCATGCCCGACAGCCGCCGTATGGCGAATGGAAGTATCAACAGGCCGATCCAGAACTCCGTCGAAATGGACCAGCTCACGACGTTCCAACTGAAACTCACCGCTTGGAGAAGGAGCAGGTTCGCAACCGTATCGAAGACGAAATTTCCGCTGGATGGGATCGAGCCGTAGATTTTTCCGATGAACAGCCCGGCCGCAGCCATAGATAGCAGGTGCATCGGATAAAGGCGGGCGAAGCGTTGTCGGGCGAAGGCCCAGAACGGCAATTCGCCCGAGATCATACGATTCCCAAGGCCGCAGCCAAGCGCCACACCCGACAAGATGAAGAAGAATTGGACGGCTAGGGCGAGGTTGAGAAAATATCCAGGCCCATACGGGTAATAGATCAGGAAAAAATGGCCACACATCACGACAGCAGCAAAAATTCCACGTAGGCCGTCGAGCGATCGAATCCGTTGGTTTTCCATAGTCAGCTGTAATAGTTTGCGCAAATTCTAAAACCAAACCCGCTCCGGCGGGTTTTTTTACGCCTGGAGAAAGCATGGCTCGCATTTCAGCAGTAGAGGCCGGCGGCCGAAATGTCCTGGCGTTCCTGGACATGCTGGCGTATTCGGAAGGTACCGACAACGGTCGGCAGCCTACCAATGACCATGGCTATGACGTCGTCGTGGGCGGCCAGACGTTCCTGGGCTATGACGACCACCCGCGCATCTTCGTGAGCCTGCCGCAACTCGGCATCAAGTCCAGTGCGGCCGGCCGGTACCAGTTGCTCGCGCGGTATTGGGATGCATACCGGGTGCAGTTGAAGTTGAAAGGCGGCTTCACTCCCGAGAACCAGGACCGCGTGGCGATACAGCAGATCCGTGAATGCCGCGCGATCCCGGACATTCAAGCGGGGCGCTTCGACGCCGCGGTGGTGAAAGTGAAAAGGATCTGGGCGAGCCTGCCCGGGGCCGGCTATGGCCAGCACGAGCAGGACTTGGCGACGCTGCGCGCGATCTATACGCGCGCCGGCGGCGAACTGGGGGCATAAACGGATGGAAACTGGTGCACAGGAGCTGATCGGGGGATACGGCAGCCTGATCGCTGTCATTGGCTTGGTGCTCAGCAGCGCCTGGACGACCTACAAGAACAACAAGCTGGACAGGAGCGCGAACAGCGCGGTGCAGGAGGGATGGACGCGGCTGAGCAGCCTTCTGGAAAAGGCCGAGGCGCGGGCCCGGCTCGCGGAGGAACGTGCGGACATGTTCGCCAAGGAGCGGAATGACCTAGTTCTGGAGCTGGGCGAGCTGCGAGGCGAGGTTGCCCGGCTGCGCGGCCAGGTGGAATTGCTGACGCGCGAGCTCGCGCAACGGGGGTTGACGAATGTCGCTAACCAGCAGGGCTAAGGCCTACCAGTTTTTTGCGAAGCATCGGCCGACGATCGCCGCCTTCACCAATGGCGTCACCAGCACGCTTATCGCCGTGGCCGGTGGCATCACCGGGTACTCCATCGCCCATATTGAGGCAGTGCACCTGCTCCAGGCTCAGGCGGCGCGCCACACGCAGGAGATCCTGCAGGTGCGCGACCAGTACGGCGCCAAGGCGCAGGACACGCGCGACGCCGTGAAGCAAGCGGCCGATGCCACCAGCGATGCTGCCAAGGCCACGGCCAAGATCGCAGAGCAGATGGCCGCGCCGGCGTCGACAGCAAAAAAGGAAGCGGCCAAGGCGCAACAGGCCGCCTCCGACGCAAAGGACGCGGCCGATCGCGCGCGGGCCGCTGAGCAGAAGGTCCAGCAGATATTCCCGCCCGGCTACAAGCCGCCGATACCTGACCGCGACCCGCGCATACCCGCCGATGGCGACGTGCCCGACTGGCTCAACGTCAACTGATTTCCCCTCGCCGCCTCCGGGCGGCTTTTTCTTTTGGAGTTGTCATGTCCGTGAAAGAGAAATTGCTGGCCTGCGTGCTGGCTGCGTTGTTCGTCCTGGCCATCGTGGCCGTCTACGCCGTGCTGGTGATCGAGGGCAAGACCGACGTCAATCCGCTGCTGGTCCTGCTGTCGTCCCTGGTAACGGCGGTGGTGGGCTGGGTCAGCGGTCTGGCCGGCCATGCATCGGCAACCGCGGCAGCGGCCCAGGCGGCGGGTGGCGCGCCGAGTACGCGTGTCGATCTCCAGGCGCCGCTGGTATCCGTGACTACGCCCCCCGCCCCCGGCCCGGAACCAGCGGCGCCGGCCGCCACGACGAGCCTGCAATGATCCGCGCCGCCTGCGCGCTGGCGCTGGCCATCCTGACGGGGTGCGCCAGCCTGACGGACGCCGGCATCGCGCACTACCAGGTCAGCACGTTCTACGACCAGGGCGCCGGCCGGGTGCTGTGCTGCCGCGCGGATATCCGCAACGGCAAGAACATCGACCGCGTCGAGCTGCACGTCCGCCGCACGGCCGATGACGACTGGACCGTCGACCTCACCGAAGTCCGCATCGACGCATCGACCGGCCAGGGCATTGCCGCCCAGGCTGCCAGCGGTGTCGCCGGTGCAGTCACCAGCGCGGCCACGTCGGCCGCATCCATCCTCAAATAGGGAAATTTTCATGAAGCGCTTTATCCTGGCGGCCCTGGTGGCCGCTTTTGCATTGGCCGGCTGCGCGTCGCAGCAGGCATCCAGCCTGCAGGGCAAGATCGCCGCGGCGTGCCCGGTCGTCCAGGTCGCCGTCGCGGATGTTCAGGCGCTGGGCGCGAGCCTGCCGGCCGACGTCCAGGCGAAGATTGCCACCCAGGCGCCGGTCATTGCCGCTGTGTGCGCCGGCAACGCCACCATCGACACGTCCAGCCTGGCAGCCGTGGTGCAGACCGGCCTGCCGGCCCTGATCGCGGACGTGAATGCGACCACGCTGTCCGCCGCCGACAAGGCCAAGGTGGTGACGGCCCTGGCGCTGGCGCAGATTGCGCTGACGGCGGTGGTTCAGGCTCAGCCTCAGCCGACGGCCAGCGTCGCGCCCGCGCCGCAATGAGCCGGTTCCTGACGCAACTATCGGTGCGTCGGGTGGACGAGCGGGATATCGGCAAATGGGTGTTGAATCAGCCGCTCGTCTACGAGTCTGACGTCGCCGGCGAGACCATCACGGTTCCCGAGGACTTTTCGACCGATTTCGCCTCAGTCCCCCGCTGGTTACCGCTGGCGTTCGCGTGGCTGGGCGGCCACGGGGATTCGGCGGCGACGGTGCACGATTGGCTCTACACCACGAAGCCGGTCTCCCGCCGCATGGCCGACATGGTCTTGCGCGAAGCCCTGCGGGCATCCTACGTCGCGCGCTGGCGCATTCCCCTCTTCTATTGGGGCGTTCGCCTATTTGGCTGGACGCACTGGCGCTGACCCTGGCGTGTCAACTTTCGTTTGGCCGGGCGCGCCGCCTGGGTTTCATCAACAGATCGTCTTTCAGCTCGCCCAGCTCAACAACGCAGGGCTCGACGGCCAAGTTATCCAGAAATTCCTGCCACACACCGTCCAGGCAGCTACCCGGCTTTTTCAGGTTGTCGCGCAACTGATGCGCAGTCAGCGCCAGTGCTCGCAAGCGCTTGATCTCGAACAGCAGCGCGAGCACGTCCTCCCATACGACCGTGTCCTGGTATGCACAGGGCGCACGCTGCGAGCACGCCTCATAGCGCGCGCGGATCTTGGCAAGGTCGTCGGCCGTGAGAGGGGCGCGGAATGGCATGAGGCACGCTGAAAAATACTGTATGGATAAACAGTATATCGCGCAGTTCTCAGGCGGGCGCTTCGTCCTTGGTGACGGGTTCCGCCACCAATTTATCGGCGGGGTATGGCGCCATGAAATCGCCGGCCTCGCCAGGCTTGGCCGTCAGCCATGCATCGAAGGCGCCGAAGGGCAAGATCACGACCATGCGCTTTTCGTCGCCAGGCCGGTGATAGTCCTTGAACAGCGGGTGCTGGTCGGCGTTGATGGTCAGCATGGTGAAGCTGTCGACCAGTTCGCCCGCGGCGTTCCGGTAGCTATCCCACAGCCCTGCGATACCCAGAGGCGCGCCGTCGACGCGCGTGAACCTGGTGGGCACCGCCTTGCCGCTGCGCCAGTCCGGCTCGAACACCGATTCGGCCGGGATGATGCAATGCTGGCCGCGGCGCCACGCGTTCCCGAAGGTGAAGGACTTGGCGGCCGTCTCTGAGCGTGCGTTGAAGGTCGAAAGCTTTTCCGCCTTCGCCAGGCCATCGGCCTTCGTCATCCCTGACACCAGCCCCCAGCGCCCGATGACCGCCTCGCGCTCCGGGACAGCCTCATCACCGGATTCCCATTCAGGGGGCCGGCGCACGAAGATGCCCTGGTACTTCGGCCACATGTCCGCCTTCGGCGGCGGTAGCCCCCGCGCGCGGAAGAACTTCTCCATCTGCTCGGCTTTCTTGACGGCTTGGTAGTGGCTGCACAT